CGGGGTGCAGATGACCGCACGGGGTGCAGCTCACAACCGAACGGGGTGCAGGAAAACGCAGAACGGGGTGCAGCAGCTGCACCCAATACACCATTGAACCATCAAGGAACCGAAGAGCAGCAGCAGCGCGAGGTTTCGGACTTGATCGGCCGACAGGACCAGCAGGCCATCGATGATCTGGACAACCGCCAGCGGTACGCCATGTTCGCTGAGTGGTCGCCGAACAGCCGTTACCTGATCGCCCAGGCCCAGATCGCCGGGGTCAAGCCAACCGAAATCCCTGACTCGGTCGTGAAATCGTTCATGGGTTTCTTCGCCGCCAAGCCTGACACCGTGGATTCGGCGGCTGGCTGGTGTCGCCGCCTGGTGTCCTGGTTCGTTCGTGAGCGCGCCGCGACTGCTGTGTCCGGGACTGGCCCTGACGAAATCGAAGACGACAGCACCGATTGGATGCGGCAGGTGCCGAAATGAGAGCCGTATCGAGCATCGACCAGTCGGCGGTATCCGTTGTTCGGTCTGGTCTTTTGGCCCATGAGGCAGGCGAGCTGGCCCAGCAGGATCAATCCGAGGTGGTCGGAAAGATCATCAACGAACTGTTCCGGGAGCTGCGCACCATTCGCACCGCCTGGCGGCAGGCCTGGCCCGACAAAGCGGCCTATCAGGCTGCTAAGGCGGTTTGGGTCCGAGCTCTTTTCGAGGGCGGCGTCTGCACGCAAGAGCAGATCGATATGGGCCTGGCCCGGTGCCGCGCGGAAGAGACCGATTTTATCCCGAGCCCCGGCAAGTTCATCGGCATGTGCATGCCGACGCCTGAAATGGTCGGCCTGCCCAGCGTCGAGACGGCCTATGAGCAGGCCATGCGCAACTGCCACCCAGCGATGCGAGGCCGGGAGAAATGGTTTCACCCTGCCGTGTACCACGCGACTGCCGCCGCCGGCTTTCACAGCCTCCCACTGCTCAGCCGTGAGCTCGGCTTGGCCAGCTTCGGGAAGCGTTATCAGGCTCAGGCCTGCCTCGTATGGCGCGGCGAAGACCTTGGCCCCATCCCATTCGCCGAGATTGCGGCGCCGTCATCGAAAAGCGCGCCGGAAGTCGGCAACAACGCATTGAAAGAATTGCGCGCCAGGCGCGCTGGAGGTTCGAAGTGAGCAAAGACAATCTGACATTGCTAACCGGTACGCCTGACAAGCAGCGCGCCGATCTAGAACAGCTCAAGCGCAACATCGACGTGCATATTGAATCCATCGAGATCGGCACCAAATTCATCCGCGCCAAATACTTAGGCCTGATTGCCCAAGGCTTCACCGACGCCCAGGCTCTGGAGCTGTGCAAGTGAGCGCTCTCTGCAGGCAGGTCGGCGGTGGGCATTACAGCTCTTTGAAAATTCAGCCCATCGAGTACATCCACGCCAACGGTATACCGTTCGCCGAGGGTAGCGTGATCAAGTACGTGACACGGTGGCGGGAAAAGGGTGGCCTGGCCGATCTAGAAAAGGCAAAGCACTTTTTGGAGCTGCTGATCGAGCTCGAGTCGAAGGCGGTTGCCGAATGACAAAGCAGACGAAGCTCACCCGGGCCGCCCGTGGTCGTGAATGCCAAGTCCGCGTGCCGGGCGTCTGCAACGGCAATCCCGAAACCACCGTGCTGGCGCATTTCCGCATGTCCGGCACTCGCTGTGGTGTTGGGCTCAAGCCGAACGACCTGCAGGGCGCCTGGGCGTGCAGCTCATGTCACGACACGGTGGACGGCCGCCGTAAGACCGACTTCAGCAGTGACGAGCTCAGGGTCATGCACCTTGAGGGCATGGTGAGAACCATCGATATTCTGGTGGGCGAGCGGGTGATTGCAGCATGACGGCGCCGCTGAAGACCTGGGCACCGAAGAACGCCCGCGCCAAGCCGGTTGACCGCGAGGGCCTGGAGCAGGCCGCGCTGATGCGCGAGATCGAACTGCGCTACCCCGACGTGCATCGCCTGATTTTCCACGTCCCCAACGGCGGACACCGGCACAAGCTGGTGGCTATCAAGCTGAAAGAGCAGGGCGTGAAGGCCGGGGTGCCGGACCTGATCTTGCCCATGGCCCGTGGCGGGTATTTCGGGCTGTACATCGAATTCAAGGCCACGCCGCCCAACGACGCGGAGGTGTCGGCGAACCAGCACGCTTTCATCCAGGCGCTGAATGGCCAGGGCTATTTGGCTGTCGTTTGTCGTGGGCACTTCGACGCGATGGAAGCGCTGCGGGCATACCTGCGGTTGCCGAAGACGGTGGCAGCATGAGCAAGACCCGGGCGGTAAAGTTCAGTGACGCGGAGATCCGCCGGCAGGCCGCCGACCTGGGCGTGCACGACCTGCGCGACCCGAGGCACCCAGGTCTGTACCTGCGATTCGGCCAGGACCGGCAGCGCGGGTCGTGGTACTTGGTGAAGGGCAAGGCCTGGACCCAAATCGCCCGATTCCCTGAGCTGGGTGCATCCGCTGTGCTGGCCGAGCTGCCCGCCCTGCGTCAACGCCTGCTGCGCGATCCCGCTGCCGCCGTCGCCTTGGGCGGCCTGGCCACGGTCGGCCAGTTGCTCGACTGGTATGGCGACCGGATGGCTAAGGACCGGTCCCTGTCGGGCAAGCGCAAGAGCGGCGCCAAGTCGGCGATTGCCTGCCACCTCAAGCCGCGGCTCGCAGATCTACCGATTCGCGACGTGTCGGCGCCGGAGTTGGACAAGTTGCTGATGTGGCCCGCGCAGGAAGTTCTGTCGCTGTCATACGTGCGGCAACTGTTCGGGCTTCTGGTCGTCGCATTCCGCCAGGCGCATAAGCTCGGGCTTATCGACAGCAACCCCATGGCCGGGCTGAAGTTCGTGGACTTCACCAAGGCCAAGATCATTCCCAAGGCGGCCCGGCTGCGCGGTGTGCACTTGGTCAACGTGGTGCCGATGCTGGCCGGGATGTTCGACAGCACCCCGGCCGACGCCATGCTGGCACTGATGATGCTCTGCCACGGCACACGGATAGGCGAGACGCGGCAGGCACGCTGGTCGGACATATCCCTGGCCGATGCCGAGTGGTTCATTCCGGCGGATCACACAAAGACCCGCACCGAGCATCGTCTGCCACTGACCGCCCAGGCTCAGGCCCTGCTCCGGGGCTACCGGGCAATCCAGCAGGCCCAGGGCTACGAAGGCATCTACCTGTTCCCGTCGCGCCGTGGCCGGGCGCTGAGCGAGGGGCAGGCCAGCGCCGTGTTCACCCGGATAGGGAAGGGCGAGTGGACGAGCCACGACCTGCGCAAGGTAGCCCGCACCGCCTGGACTGACCTCGGTATCGATGGGCACATCGGCGAGATGCTGCTGAACCACTCGCTGGGCAAGATTGCCTCGACCTACATCAACACCCAGGCCACGGCACAGCGCCTGCTGGCTTTGGAGAAGTGGCACAACTGGTTAGATGAGCGCGGCCTAAACGCGATTCCCAACCTGACAGACGCCCAATACGAAGAATCACATAACCCAGCGCAGACCCCGAAAGACGTGGCTTGCGAGGCAGTTTCTAACATTGTTAATGGCGAGGTTTCAAAAGCATGAAAAAGAGAAAGAGCCATGGCCCGAGCTTCAGAGCCTCTCCAACCCCGCTTAAGTGGTGCTCAGCCTGCAATGGAAAAGCGGTCGTGAAAGGTGTCTTCCACGATTTGCCGTGTATCGAATGCCATGCATCCGGGTGGGTTTCGGCAGAGACAGGAGAGGCGTTGCCCGTCGAGGACCTGGTGACCCAGCTTGGGCTCATTCTGAACATCTATCAGCAGCGCATCATCGCCTTTGGTAACCGGGTGAATCAGCAGTCAGGTGCTCAGCAGCAATACGAACAGAACAACCGCCTGGGTGCAGGCGGAACGCATTACACAGGGGACTGAACCATGATGATTCGCAAGCCGCTTCACCGCCCGCTGGGGGATACCGAGCACATGCTCGAGCAATGGGGCTGGTGGCGTAAGGATGGGATGGGCATTCCCAGTTACGCCTCGCCGATGTTGGCCATCATGCGCGACATGCTGCCGTCTACCACCAAGTCCTACACCATCACCGATGACCTGGCCGGGGTTGTGGATTCTGCATTGGCCAGGCTGTGCCGCCGCGATCAGCAGATGGGCGACATGATCTGGCTCTACTACGGCGCGAAGTGGCCCGCTGTTCGTGTCGGTCGCCATTATGGTGTGAGCGAGATGAAGGCCCGCGAGTTGATCAAGGCCGGGGTTGCCTGGATAGATTGCGTGCTCGAGCAATTGAAGGAAGCCGCATGAAATAGTTGTCCATATGGAATGACTCTGTTTTCATGTCACGGTGTTCAGCTGTTCAGCGCGACACCCTACCTTAGAGCCTCGCCGTCGTGCGGGGCTTTTTGTTGTATATTCCATCACCGCTCAAGCATTCTATGCACCTTGAAATATCCAATGGAGTAGTGATATGTCTGGTCAGGTGATGAGGTTTCATGTTGACGACTTGGCAGAGCCATGGGCGTCTCGGGGTAAACTTTACAATCCTGTAGATGGATTAGTATGGGTTGTTTTTTTAAATGGACGTATCCAAGCAGTCCTTCCCACTAAAGAATTGGCAGAAAGTTGTTTGGCTGATCTTAACTATCACTTGACTCAGAACAAGCCGCTGCCGACGCAGACGCTCGAGAGGGTCCAGTCAATTGCAAATGCGCTGAAAAGGGAGTTAAAACAGCGCGAGGCTAAAGCTATTCGCAAGTCTGACCCAGGCTCATCTCTGGATCCTGCGGGTTGATTTAATCTAGTTAGCCATACCGCTTCTTTCACCCGGCCAAAGGCAGTGCTCGTTGCGAAGCAATGTCGTCAGTGATCCGACATAACGTCGGCACCTACGGCGCACAGTTCCTAGATGCTCATTGAGCGGCGTGGGAAGACATGCACAACCATTTCAAGCCTCAGCATTCGCTGGGGCTTTCTCGTTTATAGCTCCCCGAAAGGGAGGACACCGGATGCCTACCATGCCTGAAAAGCCAGATACGTGGGCCGCGCTCTGGGTCGCTCTTTCGAATCCACTTTGGCAGGGCGCAATCATGGCGATCCTTA